CAGACGCAGCCTGCATGGCCGGATGCTCGGGCTTGAAGCCCATGCGCCCAACGAAGTCAAGGGCCAAGTCAAGGACCGGGTCGCCGGTGGGCTCGTAGGTTACGCCTGCTGCCTCAAGGGTTTCCTCTGGCGGCGCATCAATGCTCAGCGGGGCCGGTTCTGCAACGGGCGCTGCCGGTTGGCCCGGCGTCACGTTCAGTTCAGGGGCTGGCGTCGCTGGCGCAGCAGCGGGGGTCGCAGGTGCAGCCGGTACGAGGGTTGCGTTTTCGGTCGTCATTGTACTTGGTTTCCTAGGTTCTCGCCGCCCGTCTGGGCAGCAGCCATTGCAGCTTGTTGTGCCATGAGTTCCTCAGCCTCTTGCTGCTTCTCGTCCTGCGTCTTGAGGAACTGCTTGATGTCGACGCCACGCCCGTTACCGATGAAGGTAAGGATGCGGGGCATGGACAGTTCAGCCTGCAGTGCCGGAGGGAGGTTGGCAATACCGGCTGCGTCCATCAAGGCGAGCTTGAGGTTCTCAACGTCGCTGTTGCGAGACAGGGCGTCAAGGCCGGTGATGATGGTGAGGGTGAAGTCGGAGCCATTGAGGTCCACGCCCAGCCGCAGCAGCAACCACTTTGCAATGGGGCGCTGCAAGCCAGGAGCGAGGGCGGAGTACACACCGCCGAACGCGGTCTCCAGTTCCATCGCGGCCATGCGAATCTCCTCAGCCGTGACCCGCTCGGCGTCACGCTGGATGGCAGACTGCAACAGGAAGCCACGCCCAAGGCGCCGCTCCCACCGGTCAAGTACCGCTGCAGCCTGTTGGACTGCTTGGGCATTGCCCGCCTGTGTTGGCTGTACGTCTTCCGGCACGCCGGGCAGAACGTCGCCGTTCACAGAGTTCTTCACATCCTCCACCGTGGTCTGTCCGGATGGGTTGACCAGCCAGCGGAACTCAGCGCCAAGGATGGCACCGTCCACTACGGCTTCGGACAGCGAGGACATTGCCTCGAAGTCGCCAACGTATTCCTCGACCAGCCCGGTACCGTAGTCGGCTTCGTCAGCCAAGTCCCAGGTGTGCACGGTGTACGGGCAATCCTCGGCGCTGGCCCACGAGTCGTTGTACTTGTCGTCAATGGTGCCGAGGTTAACGTCCTCGATCCACTGCGTCATGCTGTAGCTGCCGTCAGGCTCGCGCTTGATCCACTTGAAGTAGTCGACCTTGCTGTCGTCCTTCTTCTTGTTCTTCGCCGGTATGATGGCTTGGATTTCGGGGTCAAGCTCGTCGAAGCATACCCGCTCGTTGATGAGCAGGGTGTGCACCTTGCCGGTAACCGTCCGCTTGACGCAGAAGTACCGGAGGCTCATGACCCGGAACTCATCCTTGTCGCGGAACAGCAGCACGTTGCCCAGCACAACGATGTGCCGCACCAGTTGGTACAGCTTGGGTCGTTGGGCGGTGGCGTCCAGTTCCTTGACAGAGTTGCGCTCTGCCGTTGAGACTAGGGTGGCGAGGTCATCCTCGGTCATGACCTGGGACGCCTCAGCTTGTGCCTTGGGTCCAGGCTGCAGCCGGAAGAAGGGGCGCGACGGTGCGAACATGGCGAGCATGATCTTGTTCGTCACGTGGTTGACTGCCTGTGCGCCGAAGCTCTGGTAGTCGTGAGGTTGGTCGCTGTCGTTGAGGTTGAAGCCAGTCGGCAGCAGGAGTTTGGGGATGGTGAGACGGGCGTAGTTCTCCATCCGCTTCATCAGCGTCGAGCGTTCCCCGTCCATCTTCGCCCACAGGGAGCGTGCCGTATCCATCAGATGCTCACGCTGCTAGACGCGCCGCGACCAAACGTCGCACGCTTACGGCGCTGGGCGGCGCCGGTGCTTTCGGTAGGGTTCTCCATCAGCTGCACATCAGCGGACTGGAGCGGCTTGGAGACTGCCTCGCGGGCAGCGGCCTCGACCTTGGTGCGCTCAGCGAGCATGCGCTGGTTCTGCGCAACCGCTGCCGAGGATTGGTTGAGGGCATCCGCGCTGGCTCGCGCCGTCGCCTCAGCGTTCTTGGCTTCGAGTTCCGCAGCGTTGCGGGTAGCGTCGATCTGGGCTTGGGTGCCAGAAATTTTACGCATGAATCCCATGATGAAGTTCCTTGTAGAGTTGAGTGCCTAGCACTTGGAACCCCTCTTGGATGTAGCGCGGCGTCATGTACCCAATCTGCGTATCGCCTGCCACAACTGCTTTGCAGCCGTGCATCAGGGCGAGGTCGGAGAGGGAACGGATAACGTCGCGCAGTCGGACTGAGGAGTCTTCGTGTACCTTGAGGATCAGGTCCTCGATCAACACCTTCTTGCTGGAGTACCACGTGCGGCTAATGTCGTACATGACGAAGTAGCCACCGAGGAAGTACGCACGTCCTTCGTGGATGGCGTGCCGTACGCTAAGCTCCGCCTCAATGGGTTCTGCTAACCGCACCTGTGGTGCTGGGGATTTCTCCCGCATCTGGAACAGCGCTGCCATGATGGCAGGCACATCGCTCGGTGTTGCGTTACGCATTGACGGTGAACCCTTTCCGCAGTTTGTCGAGCACATGCTGAATCCCAAGTTGGAATCCCGCTTGCAGGTCTGTGGTCTTCTCTGACACAAAGGGCTGAGGTAGTTGCTGTGTCAACTGTTGCAACTGTTGTTGAGACAGTATGACTACAGTTACCTCTTTAGGTGTTGGTTTGTTCATGTGCTTTATACGGTACCAGGTGACTTGGTACCGTCCATATCAAGAGAAAAAGAAGTCACTCTGCAACACCTCGCGGATGTCCAGCTTACCCTTGGTTGGGGGCATAGGCACAGCAGGGTACTGTAGGGCGAAGGCCATGACAGGATCACTCGTCTCGTACATCTCGACAAACTTCTCACGGATCAAGGAGAACAGCAGGTCAGCATCAGCAGCATGAGTCCCGAAGTCATCGTGAATCATAGCCAGTGCATCTATCCGACCCGAGGAACCCGCAGCAGCAGCGACCATGTGAAGGTGAGAGGCATCCATACTGTGCACGAAGTTAGGAGCCATACCACTAGCATGCTCACTGACACTAGGATCATCGTTCTCGGTGAGCACTCTGATCTTGGCACAGCCTACCAACTTGGTGTTGATACGATGGACATCCATCTCGAAGTAAGCCTGCGATGCAATGAAGCCACTCGGCGTAGTCCACCAGATGACAGGGTCCTCGTCGGGCATGAAGGTCTGCGAGATGATCCGGGCTGACTTACGCAGCCAGTCCATACACTGTCGACCCTTGACCACAACATCGCCGATTGCCGGCCACACTGCCTTCATCAGCAGCGCAGCGGCAGCACGGTACTCCGTCTTGTCGAACGGGTTCTCCACCTTGCGCAGGTAGTCTTCAATCACGTAGTCCGTAGCGGCCCGTAGTGTGACCCCGTACGGTGTGGTCATGACGCTGCGCTTGACAACGGCACGCTTGACCCCATGCTCCAGCCAGCGCTGCAACAGCGAGGCCTGCTCTTGCGTCTCCGGGATCATGCCGCCCAGGCGCACAGTAGCCGCCTCCGCAACGCGCCGGTAGATGTCCTCCATCTCGGCGTTGTTCGTCAGGTTCGTGGCCTTGCCCCCCACCTCGTCGCGCAGCATAGCGGACAAGTTCTGCAAGCCGTTGCACGATCCGTCCATACTCACGGGCAAGTGCGACACAAAGGTCTCGGGGTCGTTGGCCCATCGGGCGTACTCCAGAACCCAGGCCAGGAACTGCAGCGGGTTGTCCGCCTGCGTCCACTCCCGGTGGTTGATCGGGTCAGCTGCGATGTGCAGCCACAACTCGCGGCGCTCATGCGCCCACACAAAGCGCTCGCTGAGCGTGGCCTTATCGAAGCCCCACTTGTTCGCGCCGTGGATGTGGAACCAGCGGAGCGCGCCCTCGGTCTCCAGTGGTTTGCCCTTGGCGAAGTGGAGCAGTGCCTTCTGTAGGTCGCTCCCCTGCGGGCTGATGCCCTGGGTCATCGGGTACAGGCGGCCACGGCTATCGGCGAAGTACACGAAGTACAACTCAGGGTAGTCCTTGAAGAACGAGGCAGCACGGGTAGCCGAGTAGAAGCGGCCGTACTTTACGCCGAGCAGTTTGTTCTGCGTGTGCCACTCCGTAACGTCGCGCTTCCAAAGCTGGAACTCCTCGCGCTGCGTGTCGCTCATCGCCTCCTTGCCGAAGCCGGGTACCAGCCACGCGGGCTTGGGCGGCTTGGGCGGGCGGTCGTTGGTGACAATCTCG